TTGTTGCCGTCAGCGTCATACAGTGTGCTGGTGCCGCGCAGCTTATAGCCATCGGGCACGGGCTTGGTCATGTCATAGCCTGGCGCCCAGCCTTGTTTTGAGGCAAGCTGTTTAATCCTAGCAACATGGCCGTCAATGGTGCGGCGATTCAATCTCATTTGTTTGGCAGCTTGCATATTGCTGCCATGTTTAGCCACGGCACGAAGGACTATGCGTTGCAGCTCAGTCGTGCAGTACGGCATTAACTCCGCGCACTCGTCGGCGGTCAGGGACTTCTTAGCCAATGGATCCCTCCGATTGTTACTTCAACAAAGCAGTCTCATACCAACATAAATCAGCATAGATGATCAGCTCTGAGTTGTTCAGGTTTTTGATCTCCAGTGCGTACGGCGTTTCTTTTTTCAAGATCCACTCGTCTGTTTCTGCCCCAGCGCCGGGGGAAGCAAAGGCAGGCGTAGCCGATGCGGGCACACCGATCAAGTACAGCTCCACCGCTTCCGAGATGTCGATGGTTGCCGGGGCTTGGTAGATCTCAAATGCAGATTTTGCATCTGTGACCCGGTTGCGGTTGTTACCAAAGATCCGTGTGCCACCCGTAAAGCTGACATTTTCTAATAGCCGCACCTCAAAGCCGCCCTTAGATCCGGTGTAGGTTTCTTTGTGGAAATGCACCGTCCCGCCGTTCGGTACGCCGACAAGGTACACGGTTTGATTGGAAGGGATCGTGATCTTTTTGCTGATGTCNAACACCGCACCCACATGGATGAAATGATGGATCTCACCAATGACAGGAATCGTGCGGGTTGGATCCGAACGGACGTTGTTGCCGGGGTAGGTGCGAAGGTGCGACATTAGCGTTGCCTCAGTAGGTCATTCTTTTGCGCAGATCCTGCACTCGAACCAAAGTAATAGCTGACTACTTGCTCTGCCTTAGCAGCGACAAACCCCACTAAGGTTCCGGCCATAGCCGATTCTACTTGTGCAAAGCCCAGCAGTGAAGCGAACACAGCAGCAAANAANCCNACAATCACAATCGCTGCAATCGCTGGCACAGCAAAGCCGCCGACACTAGCCTCACGGTTTCTGGCACTGGCTCTGTCATCAGCTGCAATGCGCTCAAGGTCTACATCGAGCTGTTTCATTTGCGCCTTAAAATCTGCCTCGACTTTTTTCAGCTCGGCTAACTGTTCCGGCGAGGCGCCCAGCAGCGCCCGTTCAATCTCGCTCTCACTGGCATCGGGTTTGCCAAGCAGCTTTTCGGAAATAGCCCGAGCAGCAACGCCGCCCATAGGCCCGCCGACCGCAGTGCCAAGTGCAGGGGCAACAGTACGAAGCAAACTTTTGGCAGCGTTTCTCATCAGTAGCTCCAGAGGTTAGGCCGCACGAAAGGGTGCGCAGCCATGTCAAGGTGGATAAATCGCCCTGCACCCTTTTGCTTAATGCCAATGCCAGTGAACCCAAGCTCCAATGCCAGCTTTAGGATCTCATAAGCCTGCTGGCCCTTGCAGCGCACATCACAAGCCAAGCCCAAAGAGTGTGTGCCAGGGGAAGCCTTCCGTGCTTCTACCGGGTGCGAAGGATCGCGGTACCCAGACGATATAATAATCGGACGACCATAGCGCGTGCGAAGCTCCTGCAATCTTTTGAGAAACTCAGGGCGCATTTCGTTGCGACCCGTGTGCTTGCAGTCAAACTCGGCCTTGCTAAAGTTTGGATAATCGTCCCAGTTCACATGCCCACCTTGTGCTTTAGGAATTGAAACAGACCGATAAAAGCCGTCCAGATAGCACTGACAGTTAATACAGCGCCCAGCACCACGCCGCGCCACGAGGTCACAGCTTGCTTAATATCAGCCACGTCTTGACGGATAATCTTAAGCTCACGAGCGAGTTGCTCTTGCTGAATCTCTAAAACGGCAATGCGTTCTTCGTTGCTGGGCACCATTGTTTAGTCCTCTGGGTACGGGAAGCGGTCGCGGATTTCGTCTACCTTAGCCTGCCATTCTTCTATGGTGGCTTCGCCACGCTGGGCTTTGAAGAACAACGGGTCAGATTCTTGCGCGTACGCATTGGCACGGCCAGCTTTAGCCTCAGCTAATTGCTGCGCTTTAGCATCTTCATCAGGATTGTTGGTCGGCTTATCTGGAACCGGAGCATCAGGAAAGTCTGTTAGGGTAAAGCCAAAACGCTCGATGGTCGCAGTGTCCTGCATAAGTACCCAGTCACCTTCTTGCCAATCCCAGCGGTTGATGCCAGCAGCAAGGCGAGCCTTGAACGCATCTTGCTCTGCCGGCGACAAAGCATCTAAATCTTTTCTGTTGTTGATAATCATTGTGCAATCTCCAACGATGCAAATAGTCTGTTTGTGTCGGCCCAGCTTGCGTGGCCTGTCCATGCCGCTAGGAATCGGTTTAATGCTTCCACGTCTTTCTTTAATTGTAACGCTTTTATGGCTCGTTTGGCACGCGTTACGCTTTGCTTGCGCAGCAACTTGTGCTTAGGCCAGATTCTATACCCTAAAAAGTTTACGCCCCTGTGAATTGGCGCAATGCCCCACTTGCTAAATCTCATTAGCATTTCATTGCGAGCAAATTCTTCCAGTGCATCCTTCATCTCACGCAGCCTCTGCGGGTCGTTGTCGAGCAGCACCATGTCGTCCATGTATCTGGCCCACGCCATTGGCTTTAGGGTGTGATGCACAAAGTTGTCTGCCATCGTGCCAACAAGGTTTGCATCGAGCTGGCTTGCTAAGCTGCCAATGGCCACTCCGTTGGTGTCCCTGGGCGTGATTATTTCTTTGAGCTGCATGGTCTTGTAGCAATAAATCTTGGCATCGTGCAGTTGATACAGCACGTGGCCCTGTATTGACGGGAAATACTTGCTGAAATCCGTCTTGAGGAAATGCGTTGCCTCGCCCTTGCGAAGGTGTGATTGAATGTATTTGACCCCTGCGTGCGTCCCCTTCCCCGGTCTGCACGCAAATGTGTACGGCAGGAACGTCGGCTCGTAGATCGGCTCTATGATATTGTTGAGCGCGTGCTGCACAATCCGATCCCGAAAGGGTAAGCCGCTGATTAACCGCAGCTTTGGGTCGTAAATGAAAAAGTTTCGGAACGGCGCTCGAACATACGCCCCGTCTGCCACCTCTTGTCGCAGCATCTCTAAGTTTAGCTGCCCGTATTCTTTGAACTCCAAGTAGCTCATCGACTTGCGCTTGCCCTTGCGCGTCTTTTGAAATGCGTCTTGGAAGTTTTCTTTCGCAATGATTCGGTCGAACAACCGCTTGTACTTTCTTCCCATAAAATGTTGGCTCCGCATTTCGCTCGTGGGTACTCTGCGTTCTACCAAACCCAGATGTGTGTTCGCCGAAGCAGGACAACCAAGCTGACCACCCTAAATAGTGATCGGCCTGCACCGCCATTTGGAAAGTGCAGAGCGCGTAAAACGAGTCGTCACAGACGCCGCGGCTCCCATTATTCGTATTGGAATTCGTAGCGGTATTCGTATTCACGTTACGAGAGCCTGAATTAGCTCCGTTATTCCAATTCCCGCCAAAGTTAGCGAAGCGGCTAATCATAACCTCAGTTGCCCTTATTGCGCTTGATCCATGCGCCAAGTATCGCCCCTACTTCCGCGATTAAGACTTGTGCATGGGTTTCCTGTTTGACTGTGATGTGATGTATGCCCTCCCGAAAAAACCGAAGATAGAATCGAAGCATGGCAAGGTTTGCGTCTGCTGCGTATAGCCTTGAGATCTGATTGCTCTTGCCTGCTTGTATGAACAACTCCACCTGATCGAACAGCCGAGCAAGGAAATGATCCCTTGCTATGCCGTGCTTGCGTGGCGTCCGCTGAACGATAGGATACAAATATGCGATCACCCGCTCGTACTTTTCGACAATGAGTAGCTGATCGGAGCATTTTTGCTTGTCCTTAACAATGTTCATAGATGGGGCTACCGCCCCATCACACAAGGATCAGGTGGTCACAGACGCCGCGGCTCCCAATAGCCGC